TCTAAAAGTTTTTGTGCTTCTTCACTTATAACATATTGACCTTTTGATTCTGGTCTATCCTTAAAAGCTTCTTCTTCTAATTCTTTTTGAAACTTTTCACGATACTCTTCTTCTTTTTTACCAACCATAGTTTCTAATTCACCATAGGATTTTGCTAAATCTTCAGGTTTAGTAAACTTTTCAGGCAACCATTCTGGTCTTTCAACAGGTGGAACTGTATCCATTGCTGCATCAACAGATGTTTCACGTGAAACATTTTCTGTTGATTCATTCTTTTCCATAACATCTGCGACTGTATTCTGTTCAACTTGCTCGTTCATTTTTCACCCTATGTGCGTGTTGGATTCTTCTATCAATTAAGCCAACTATATATCGCTGACCTTCGAGATGACGCAATTCTGCGTCTGTAACATTAGGACCATTAACAGCATCAATAGTAATGCTTTTTAAATATTTAAAAACTTCTTGTCCTAATTCTGTATTAAATAATGCAGCAATATCTGTTGATATACGAGCATCATTTATTCTATTTCTTTGGAAGCCATCTAAACTTATAAAACTTTTATCCACCACGAGCCGTTTCCTCTAATACTTCTTCAATACCCATATCTGGATTTGCTTGTTGTGCTAATGCAGAAGCAAGTTCAGCAAGACGTTTTCTTTCTTGTGCATCACGAATAAGAGTATCAGGAACACCAAACTTTTTCGCTAAATGTGCTGATGTTTGTTCTGTATCAATAAGAAGATTAACTAATTGTGGACCAAAGTTAGCTTGTATCATTTCCATCCAACGAGCAATAGAAGTAATGTCTGCTTGATTCTGTGCTTGTGCTAATGGAGATACAGACCTTACTTTTATTTCTCTACCATTAATAGTAGGTAATTCTATACGACCTTGCTTCTTTAATATATATACAACTCTTTGCAATACAGGTTGTACTAACTCAGCTTGTAATCTTCCAAAAGCAGAACCAATACGTCTGGATAAATCAGCCATTCTTTCTGCAATTTCTGTAGCTGATGCAGGTGTACGATCTGGATTGCCAAGCATATCATTATATAAAGCTCTCTTAATATTCATACGCATATCTGAGAGAATGAGCTGTGCAACATCAAAAGAACCTGCTGCCCTTATGGGTTGTAGTCCTGCACTTGTTGGTGCTTTAGGTATAATAGTTCCTGGCATTAAAGAAATTGTATCTGGATTTACAACACCATCATCATCCATTTGATAAATACCAGAGATAGCCATTTGTGCATTTTCAAGTATTAATTGAACTGTTAAATTACAGGTTTTAATAGCAGAGAGAGCGTTCATTAATGGACCTCTACCATAAATTTCTCCTGCACATTTAGACCATCTATAACAAATAAAAGGATTAGACCCTACACCTTTAAACTCTTTATGATCTATTACACTCTTTGATTTTTCATGTATTGTTGTTTGTGTAAAAGCATCTTCATTTTTTTTAGAATAATCTCTGCAAACTATTTCTAATACTTTTGTTTTTGTTTCAGGTGTTGTTGCAATAGCATTAAGTAAATCAGTATTTAATTTAGCATTAGGATATTGATTTGGAATATTTAAAAAACGCATTTCTCTTTCTCGAAACACATGATCTATTCTATCATCTGGTCCTGTATCAAGAACTACATCTGTTAAAGGAATAGCTGAAAAATTAACAGGATTTAAAGCATCACCTTCTTCCACACCAAGAACACCTGTACCCACAGCCAAGTCCATAAAGGATTCATGTATTTCCTGTGCAAAGTTAGAGTTTTGTAATACTTCAAAAACATATTCCGTTACTTCGTCAAGCTCGTTGTTGATCGCTTCTTTTTCTTCACTTGGCGTTTCCGACCCTGCTTGGAAGTCTGCCCACCTTGCGAAGTTTGGGACAAGTCCTTGTTGGAGTCGGGAGGCGAACTCCTGAACACCCACGACACAAGTTTCATCAAAAATCTTTTCATCTCTACGCTCACCTATTGTTTCTGTATAGAATCCTTTTCTTTGAGGAAATGCTACTTCATAACATTCTTCAAACAAATCTTTAAACTGATCTTTTATGTGTGTTGCTTTTTCATAACGAGTTAATAATGATTTAACATTATCATCCGTTACAAATGAACCATCTATCATTTCCATTAAGCATATCCTCTACCACCAGATTGTCCTGTAATAAGCGATCTTCTTCCTTGAAAACCTGACTTTCTTCTTTGACGAATGGCTCTCTGCAACTGCTGTTCTTTTCTTCTGCGTATTTCCTGACGTTCTTTTTCAGATGCACCTTTTACTTCTTGAAAAGTTTGGTTTTGAATATTTGTAATTGTTTGTTGTGACCCACCCATTTTTTCCATTTCTTCATCAAGAGTTTTACCATCTAAAGCTTCTGTTTCTTTATTTTGAATAACTTCTAATGAATCTGCATCTGCATCCTCATCTATAACAGCTTGACTTGCTTCATCTGCTAGTTTTTTTCTTTCAGCTTCAACGGCTGCATTTATATCAGCTTGATTAAATGGTGTTGTATCTTCTTGCTGTTTTCTTCTTCTTCTTCTACACATAGCTACATCCTTGACCAGAAACTTGATCTTTGTTGAGTGGGTTTTCTTTTAAAAACATCAAAACCTGTTTTTGCTTGAAAGGGTTTTGCTTGTCTTTGGTTATTCATAAGACTTCTACCTTCTCCTGCACCAATTAATAAATACTGCAAAGCATCGTGTATATGTGAATACATATTCTTTTCTGGTTTATCATCATATCGTTCTCCAGAGGCTTGTATTCTTTTATAAGCATAACCACTTTCAAAACCCTTTATCAGACTTGGGCATCGTCGGTCAACTAAAAAAGCAGATTTACCGTCTGACATCTTAGTAAGCTGAGAAGTAACAGCCTCTAATCTAAGATCAACACTATTGCTTGGCGCAGGTTGAGCTTTTAATCCTGCACCTCTTAATATCTGAAACGGTGTGCTTTCATCAGTTTGCGCTCTAAAATCTCCTGCAGGATCACCAAAAATATAAACATCAAGATTACCAAAACGTGTTGCTATTTCCTGTCTAAGAAGTTCTGAGAAACGAACTATCCCCATATCAATCGCTACTATTTCCGTTTGAATAAGCCATCTTCCTCTAACTTTCTGACCAAATACAGCAGCAGGGGTAAGACCAAAATCAACCCCAATATACAAAGGAACACCAACAGCAATAGGTATTTCTTCTGTAGCAACATGGGTTTCTGTAACAAACTGTGGGTAAACAGGTTTTCCCTCCTGTATTGTTCCAAGACGATTCATAACATAAACATCAATCCAACTCTTTGTCTTACCACGAATTAAATTTGTATAATATGTTTTTAACATATTAGATTTGTTTTCTGCTTTCTTACTATCGGAATAATCTTTTACTGCACCTTCATCTGTCAATGTTTCTACCATTGCAGGAGGCTGAGAAAAGAAATGCCAATTATCAGGTTTAACTAACATACGAGCCTGATCTATTGGAATATGATCGGGTATAGGAACTTCACCAGACATTATCGACCACCAATGATCTTCCTCTGGTGCATTGGTATCAGCAATAACTCCCGACCAAGTTGGTCCACCCTCTCGCATAGAAGGGAATCTTCCTACCCTCATAGTACACGCATCAATAATACTCTTGGGTATTTCTCTTGCTTCGTTTACCCACACACCAGATAATTCTAAAGACAACAGTTTCTTTACATCTTCTGGTCTATCAAGAGCTAAGAAAATAACCTCAATATCCAAATCCCCTTTTTTAATGTGGTGCGTAAAAGGAACAGACCACATAAACTTTCCCCAATCTTCTTCGGGAAACCAATCAAGCCAAGTTTTAATAGTAGTGGTGCGTAACTGAGGATTGGTATTACGAATAATCGCCCATCGGCTTTTGCGTATTCCTTCCTTGTTCGGTTCTTGCTGTAATGCTCTTCTGAATATCTCAACACAACAGCCAACAGACTTACCACTACCTACAGGACCACGAATACCACGAAAGAACGTATCATCCTTCATAAATTTTTTAAGTACCTGACCATCAGGTTTGTACTTAAATTCTATCAACCTTATAGTCCTTCCCTATTTTCTCTAGCTTTTCTAAAGTGGAAGGAGCTAGGGAAGAGATTAATTTATCAGCTTCATAGTCAGTAATAAAATCTTTTGGAAAATGTTTCATGTGTACATTCTTAACAACAATCCTTAGAATATTTCTATCTTCCTGCGATAGTTTGTGAAGCCAAGCCATTAACTAAACTTTCTATAACTAGCTGTTTTCTTAGAAATAGACTTAGGTTGTTTGGAAACCTGCTTGCCTTTTCTCATTGCAGCCCTTTTTGCTCTTGTTGTTCTGCGATACTCTTCATCACTTAAAGCCTTAATAGCTTTCTCTGGTAAGTATCTTTCACCAGTTTTTAAAGACGGTTTACCAGATTTGGTTCTCCACTTCTGGGCAGTCCATGCCTTTAAACTTCTTTGAGACTTCTTCATGCCTTTTTAGTGGT